CTACTATTTAGCTTACTTGAATAACTTGTATAGTTTAAAATCAAGAATGGTAAAAGTTAAAATGCGTTTGCCTTATTTAGAATTGTTAAATTTAAAATTAAACGACAGAGTTGTAATTCGTGATAAAAGATATATTATAAATCAATTCACTACGGACTTAACAACCTTTGAAAGTGATTTTGAATTAATACAAGATTTTAGAAGTATAAACTTTGACAATGGTACTTCAAGACGAGTAAGCAATCAAGCAGTTGCATTTGATGTATTTTTAACTTCAAAAGACTTATTAACTTGGACTATTATAGACGATGTTGATAGTATGTTAACCGGTATTTCTTTTAACGAGTTTAGTCTTAAAATTCAAGTTAAACAAAACACAAGTGGTGTAGAAAGAACTGCAGCTATATTAAGTAATAAAAATGATTTAATTACAATAACACAAGATGCTTAAATTAATATTAGAAATGCTACCCTTGTTAAAAGAACAAGATAGTGAAGCGATTGCAATAGCAAAAGGAAAATATAAAATGCCCGAAACCTTTAATGAATTAAAACAAACAATAAAATGGCAATTAAGAAAACAATAGAAATTGATGTAAATGCATCTGATGCTGAAAAGGACGTAAAAAAATTAACGAGCCAATTTGAAGATTTAGGTAAAGCTGCAACCAAGTCAATTAACAACATTGAAAAATCTACAGAAGATACTGAGAAATCTACCAAGTCATTAGCTGATGGTTTTAAAGGCGTAGGTTTAGCTATTAAAGCTATGGGTATTGGTTTAATCATTGGTGCATTAAGTACTTTAAAAGAAGTATTTATGGGCAATCAAAAGGTTGCTGATACTTTTTCTGCAGTTATGGGTACTGTTGCAAATGTGTTTTCACAAGTTACAAACGTTATAGTATCTGTTGTTGAAAAAGTAAGTCAATCAAGTAATGGTTTTGAAGGCTTAACTGCTGTTATAAAAGGTTTATTAACTAACGCAATAGCACCTTTAAAATTAGCTTTTTATGGTATTAAATTAGTAATTGATGAAGCTCGTTTAGCTTGGGAAGAATCTATATTTGGTGATGGTGACCCAAAAGCAATTAAAGCATTAACAAAAAGAATTGATGAAACTAAAGATAGTTTAAAGCAAGTAGGTACTGATTCAATACAAGCTACTAAAAACATAGTTAACAATTTAGGTAAAGCAGCATCTGAAATAGGTGGCGTTGTAGAAGGAACTATTGATGGTGTAAGTAAAATATCAGTTGCAGGTGCATACGAACAAGCTAAAGCAAATGTACAATTACAAAACACTGCAAAATTAGCTGAAGCTACACAAGCAGGTTTAGTTGAGCAATACGATAGACAAGCCGAAAAGTTACGCCAAGTTCGTGATGAAGAACGCAATAGTGTTGAAGATAGAATCAAGGCAAATAACGATTTAAAAGATGTTTTAGACAAACAAGAAAAAGCTATGTTAGCTACTGCAAATGCACAAATAGCAGCAGCAGCAGTTACCGCAAAACAAAACAATAATATTGAAAATCAAACTGCCTTAATAAACGCTAACACAAATAAACAAGGAGTACTTGCTCAAATTGAAGGTTTACGTTCTGAACAAAAAGCAAATGATTTATCATTAGATAGAGAGTTAAATGATTTAGGAAAAACTAAATTAGAAACAGAAACTGAATTAGCAATTAATCAAAAGAAATTTTCTGCTGAAAGAATAACAGATACTCAAGCAAAATTAGAAGCTCAAAAACAAGCTTTTGCTGATGAGTTAATAATAGAACAAAAAAGATTAGATGATGCTAAATTACTTTATAAGGAAGGAACTCAAGCAAGAGTAGATGCTGAAAAAGAATTTGCATTAAAGAAACAAGAAATTGACCAACAAATATTATTAGCAGAAGATGGAATAGCTATTGAAAAAAGAAACAAGGCAGTTGAAAACCAACAATTATTAATAGACGCCGAAGCATCAAGTTTTGAAATTAAAAGAAAGGCTTTAATAGAACAAGAACGTTTATTGTTAGAAGATAAAGCACTATCTGAAGAACAACGCAACGCTATTGAACAACAATATTCTAAAGCACGAACTGAAATAGGTAGATTAGAGTTTGAACAAAAGATGGCACAAGCAAACGAAACTGCAAACGTTTTAGGCAACCTTGCTGATTTAGTAGGTAAACAAACTGCAGCAGGTAAAGCGTTAGGTATTGCAACTGCATTAATTAATACTTACGTTGGGGTTTCAGAAGCATTAAAACAAAAATCTACTTTACCTTCTCCTTACGATTACGTTGCAAAAGCAGTAAACGTTGCAGCTATTTTGGCTACAGGTTTTAAATCGGTTAAAGCAATTACTGCCGTTAAAGTTCCGGGCGGTGGTGGTGGCGGTAGTGCTCCTTCAATGTCTGCTGCAGGTGGCGGCGCTGCAGGTGGTGGTGGTGGTGCTCCAAGTTTTAACGTAGTTGGCAATAGCGGTGTAAATCAAATTGCTCAAACATTAGGTGCTCAACAACCCGTACAGGCGTATGTAGTTGCAAACAACGTAACAACACAACAAGCGTTAGATAGAAATATTGTAAGAAATGCAAGTATAGGATAATATAAACAAATTTGTTTACAAAAAAACAATTTAATTAAAACTTAATTTTTAAAATAAAACAAATGAATCTAATAGAATTAATTATAGACGACAAAGAAGATTTACAAGGTGTAGAAGCTATCAGCGTAGTTGCATCACCTGCTATTGAATCGGATTTTGTTGCGTTAAAGTCTGAAGAAGTTAGACTTGCTGAAATAAGCAAAGAGAAACGTATTTTAATGGGTGCGGTTTTAATTCCTGAAAAACCTATTTACAGACGTAACGGAGAAGATGAATATTATATTTATTTTTCAAAAGATACTGTCGTAAAAGCGTCGCAATTATTTTTAAAGAATGGCAATCAAGGCAATTCAACATTAGAACATTCAAAAGTTATTGAAGGTTTAACAGTTGTAGAATCTTGGATAGTTGAAGATTTAACTAAAGACAAAAGTGCTTTATATAATTTAAATGTTCCACTTGGTACTTGGATGGCAAGTGTGAAAGTAGACAATGACGAAATTTGGAACGACTATGTTAAAACAGGCAAGGTAAAAGGTTTTAGTTTGGAAGGGCATTTTGCCGACCAATTAGAAAAGAAAAAAGAATTAAGCAAAGTACTTACTGAAGAAGAAGAACTAATTGAAAAGATAAAAGAAATAATTTTAAAAACTGAATTAGAATCTTATACTGATTATCCTGATGCAGTTAGTAACAATGCAAAAAGAGGAATTGAATTAAACGAAAAAAACGGAAATAAATGCGCTACGCAAGTTGGCAAAGTTAGAGCGCAACAATTAGCAAACAAAGAGCCAATTAGCGAAGAAACTATTAAACGTATGTATTCTTATTTAAGTAGAGCAAAAGAATATTATAATGAAAATGATACTGAAGCTTGTGGTACAATAAGCTATTTGTTATGGGGTGGTGATTCTGCTTTAAGTTGGTCTGAAAGAAAATTAGAACAAATTACAAAAGCATAATGAAAAACACTGCATTTAGAGTTCACGTTCAAACTGCTAATCAATCTGAAGTTGACGATGTAAATATCGAACAAGGTGCTATGCTTGTAACCGATGAAGCATTATTTATGGGTTTCAACAATGAACAAGTTAGAGTATATCCGCCTCAATCTGATAAGATGGGTTTAGGTTGGGCAAGGTACGATGATACGCAATATACAAGTGCTTCACCTTTTAATTTTACTACAACAGCTTTTACAGTTCCAAACAATAAAGGTTTTGTAATTGACACAAATATAAATTCTGAAATAGATTATTACGCAAGCAATAAATTAAGAGCAGAGTTTGAAAACGATGTTTATATAGTTACAATAGCATTTAAAGCGCAAATAAGCAACTCAAACGGATATATTGAGTTGTATTTAGAAGGTGGAAACGGAACACCCTACGAGAGATTACGTGATGTTGTAACATTCCCAAAAGGAAATTCTATTGAACATACTTTTTCTAAAACGTTTCAATACTATGCTGATGAAGATGTAGTAACAAATGGTTTAAGTATTAAAATGATAGCAAACCACTCAGGACAAATATACGATGTAATATATTTTATTCAAAGAACACAAAACAATAAATACTAATATGAGCAAACAAACTAAAAGCAGAACAAGCCCAAAGGGCGGAAACAGAGGTTGTCTATGTGCAGACAGTACCTACAGTAAAGAATGTTGTAATGGTGATTTACAAAATCAAGGAATTGGTGCTACACTTTCACAAGGTGGTGAATCATTAATTAACAATGTTAACGAGCCAAGAACAATAGTGCGAGTTAGTAACTAATTGTTAAAAATATAACAAAACTTTATAATATTAATTTTAAAACAAAAATCAAATGTCGAACGTAATTAACCAAATTAAAACCTTATTGGGAATGGAAGTAAAACTTGCTCAAATGGCTTTAGAAAATGGTACTATTATCGAAGCTGAAGTATTTGAATCAGGTGCAAGTGTTTTCATCGTAAACGAAGAAGATAGAATTGCTTTACCTGTTGGAGAATATAAGTTAGAAGATGGTATGATTTTAATCGTAGCCGAAGAAGGTATTATTGCTGAAATCAAAGAAATGGAAGCGCCTGTTGCTGAAGAAGCACCTGCTGAAGTAGAAGTTGAAGTAGAGCAAGAAATGGCTGAAGTTAAAGAACCTAAAAGAGTAATTGAATCAGTTACTAAAGAAATGTTCTTTGCTGAAATCGAATCTTTAAGAAAAGAAATCGAAGAATTAAAATTAGCTAAAGTTGAAGTTAAAGAAGTAGAATTATCTGCTGAGCCTTTAACACATAATCCTGAAGCTACAACTAAAAGAGAGTTACATACTTTTTCACAAAATAGAACAAAAACAACTTTTGATTCTGTATTAAACAAAATTTCAAACTTTAAATAATTAAAAAATGGCGACTACAACTTCTATTACAACTACTTATGCAGGTCAGTTTGCAGGGAAATATATTTCTGCTGCTTTATTGTCTGCCTCTACTATCGAAAACGGTGGTATTGAAGTAAAACCAAACATTGCTTTTAAAGAAGTAATTAAAAAATTAGCAACTAACGATTTAGTTAAAGATGCTACTTGTGATTTCGATGCAACTTCTACAGTTACTTTAACTGAAAGAATCATCACTCCTGAGGAATTCCAAATTAACCTACAATTGTGTAAAAAAGATTTCCGCAGCGATTGGGAAGCGATTGAAATGGGATATTCTGCATTCGATTCAATGCCACCTTCTTTTCAAGATTTCTTATTAGCGCACGTTGCTGCTAAAGCTGCTCAAAACAACGAAGTATCAATTTGGAGAGGTGCTACTGCTACTGCAGGACAATTTGACGGATTCGTTACTTTAGCTACTGCTGATGCAACTGTTATCGACGTAGTTGGTACTGCTGTAACTGCTGCTAACGTTATTGCTGAATTAGGAAAAGTTGTTGATGCTATTCCTGCTGCTTTATACGGAAAAGAAGACTTATATATCTATGTATCTCAAAACGTTGCTCGTGCTTACGTTCGTGCTTTAGGTGGTTTTGCTGCTTCAGGTTTAGGTGCTAATGGTACTAACGCAATGGGTACACAATGGTTTAACAACGGAAGTTTAACTTTTGACGGAGTTAAAATATTTGTTGCAAACGGATTGGCTAACAACTATATGATGGCTGCAGAAAAATCTAACTTATATTTCGGAACAGGTTTATTATCTGATCATAACGAAGTGAAAGTGATTGATATGGCTGACATCGACGGGTCTCAGAATGTAAGAGTAGTAATGAGATTTACTGCAGGTGTTCAATACGGAATTGGTTCTGACATCGTTCTTTACACTCCTGCTTAATTTTAAGCAAACTAAACTTCAAGGGGTGGTGAAATAAACGCCACCCTTTTTTTTAATTAACTAATAAAATATATACATATGGCTTGTGATTTATCAAGTGGAAGATTAGAAGTATGTAAAGATTCAGTAGGTGGCTTAAAAGCGGTTTATTTCGTTAATTACGGAGACGCAACAGGTTATACTTACGATGCTACAAATACCGACGTAATCGATGCGGTTGCAGGAACTCCAACTGCTTACAAATACGATTTAAAAGGTGCTTCTACATTTACACAAAACGTAAATAGCTCACGTGAGAATGGTACAACATTTTTCGAGCAAGTATTAGAGTTGACTTTCAAAAAGTTAACAGTTAAAGACCACAAAGAATTGAAATTAATGGCTTACGGGCGTCCACAAGTTATCGTAGAAGATAACAACGGAAATTTCTTCTATGCAGGTTTAGACCACGGAATGGATGTTACAGGTGGTACTATCGTAACCGGTGGTGCTATGGGTGATTTAAGTGGTTACACATTAACGCTAACAGGACAAGAACAAGTACCTGCTAACTTTATTGGTGACACACTTACTGCTGCAGGATTCACTGTAGTTGTTGGTTCTTAATAATCAACTTTAAATTTAATTAAGGGTAGCTTTTTAGTTACCCTTTTTTTGTTTTAATTGTGTTATATATTTTTTGAACCCTTACTTAAATTATCTTTTGC